CCACCCCACAAAGGCCGCGATCAACGCCACCGCAACCGCCACCGCCGCTGAAGTTGCAACCGGCTACATCACATCCACTTCGGCTGCCGCTACGACCATCACTTTGCCTACCGGCACTTTGCTTGGCGCAGCTCTTGGCGCTACTAAAGGCACTGTGCTGGAACTGTACGTGGACAACACCGGCGGCGCAAACACCGTGACTATTGCTGTTGCAGTCAACGGTATCTTGTCCAGCGCAGCTGCTGACACAGCCGGTTCGTTTGGTGACCTGACTGTGGCCTCTGGCGTTACCGGCTTGGCACGATTCACCATCATGTTCTCCAGCGCCACAGCATACGTCTTCACGCGTACCGCTTAACCAGGGGCCATCATGAGCAACAGCAATATTCAGGCAGTCACAAAGACTGCTGATGGCCATGCAGTTGCGGGCCGCACAAGAGTAGCTGGTATTTACTTCACAAACACCGCTACAGCCGCGTCTTTTTCCCTGAAGAACGGCAGCACTACCGCAGGCACAGCCCTGCTGACCATTGTTACACCTGCTGCGGCTGGAGCTACTGACCTTATCCTCCCGGATATGGGAATTCTCTTTGACTCAGGGGTGTTTATTGATGTTTCCAGTGCTGAAGTTACCAGCGTGACACTGTTGTTTTATGGTGGGGCAGCGCAGTAATGGCTAAAAAGACCCCCTCCCTTTCGGTCGGTCGCGGCGAGAAATTGCCCGTCTCCAAGGGGGCGGGCTTGACTGCCAAAGGCCGTGCAAAGTACAACGCGGCAACGGGCAGCAATTTGAAAGCCCCGCAGCCTGAGGGCGGTAAGCGCAAGGACTCGTTCTGCGCGCGCATGAGCGGCATGCCGGGACCGATGAAAGACGAGAAGGGTAAACCGACTCGTAAGGCCGCCGCCCTGGCGCGATGGAAGTGCTGACATGGAGATGATGGTATGGAACATCGTTTTGACAGCGGTAGTGGGCCTCATGGGGTTTTTGCTTAAAGGCAAGTTCGACGAGCTGTCCAGGCTCGGAATTTTGCTTAACCGCACACGCGAAGAGGTTGCCAGGGACCACATCACGCGCAGGGAAGTGGACGATCGAGTTGAGAAACTTGTTGTCCACATGGATCAACGGTTTAACCGAATCGAGCAAAAGCTCGATGACATGCAAAAAGGACGGATGACATGAAAGCACCGATGAAAATGGTCAAAAAAGGCGGCAAATCAGTGCCTGCTTTTGCGGCCGATGGCGTTGGCAAAATGAAAAAAGGCGGCGCGGTAGGCATGCACAAGATGCCTGACGGCAAGATGATGAAAGACTCTGACATGGGCGACAAGATGGGTCGTGCTGTCAAACGTAAAACGGCCGACGTCAAGGGCCGTGCCATGAAAAAAGGAGCATGATCATGGCTGGTAAAGGAATGGGTTGCGCCACTCGTGGCGGCGGTGCTGTTGAAAGCGGCCCTGCAAACAAGGTAATGTCCGAAACAAGCAAGACCACTGGTCCTGTTCGCATGAAAAAGGGCGGCATGGCCAACAAAGGCGGCATGAATGAGCACAAGCGCATGGCCATGGGCAAGCCCATTGGCAAAATGGGCGGGGGCATGATGGCCAAGGGCTACAAAAAAGGCGGAGCAGCCTGCTAAATGGCCACATCAGGCACCACCACATTCAACCTGTCGATTGACGACCTGGTTGAGGAAGCATTTGAGCGCTGTGGCATGCGGCCAACCAGTGGGTTTCAACTCACCTCGGCCCGCCGATCGCTCAACTTGCTTTTCCTTGACTGGGCCAATCGCGGGCTGAACCTGTGGACAATTGAGCAAGCCACTTTCCCGTTGACCGCTGGCGTCAACGAGATTGCCTTGGACGAGTCGGTTGTCAATGTGCTTGAGGCGGTCATTCGTCAAAACAACCAAGGCACCAACACGGATGTGTACATTGAGCGCATCAGTCGTGAGGACTGGCTCAACGTGCCTGACAAAACAACGCAGGCTCGCCCTGCGCAGTTTTATGTCGAGCGCACCACCATCCCCAAGGTGTACTTTTACCCTGCCCCGGCTGCTGGGTACACGTTTGTGTATTACCGCATTCGCCGTATCCAAGACGCAGGAAGCTATGTCAACACGGCGGACGTGAATTTTCGCTTCTTGCCTTGTTTGGCGTCCGGCTTGGCGTACTATCTTTCTCTGAAGTTTGCTGCTGATCGCGCTGCGGCGCTCAAGGCGATTTATGAGGAAGATTTCCAGCGCGCCGCTCTGGAGGATCGCGATACTGCAAGCGTGCAGTTCGTACCGGACATGGGGGTGTGACATGGCTTTTGCGTCAGGCATGCACTCCTATGGGCTGTGCGACTACTGTGGCCAGCGCTACCGGTACAACACCCTGCGCAAGAATTGGCGTGGCTTTATGGTGTGCCCAGATGACTACGAGCCAAAAGAGCCGCAGCTTGAGCCCTTACGCTACAAAGGCGATGCCATTGCGTTGCGCGATCCGCGTCCCGACCGCATCGAGCCTGTGTCCGTCTTTGTTGGCGCACCAGGCTTTACCGCTTTTCAAAGCTATGGCAGTGTGCGCGGTGGCACTAACATGCAGCCGTACGTACAGGACCAAGCGCTCATCGCGCAAGGTGTTGTTGGATCAGTGACTGTGAGCATTTCATGACCTACGACGAACTTGTCACCAACATCCGTAACTACACCGAGGTAGGGAGTAACGTCTTTACTGAGCCGGTGATCAACACCTTCATCACCATGGCGGAGAACCAGATTCTTCGCGAGATTGACTTGGACGTGTTCAAGCTGGAAGTTACCGGCAACATGACCCAGGGCAACAGGTTCCTAAGCGCCCCTTCGGACCTGCTCACGCATCGTTACATGATTCTGACGCCGGCCAGTGGCGAGCAGATTTTCTTGGACTTTCGGGACACATCCTTCATGAAGGAGTACTGGGCGAATGGCACTACACAGGGCACGCCCAAGTACTATTCAGTGTGGGACCAGAACACTTTTTACATTGCGCCTACGCCAAATCAGGCCTACAGCGTGGAACTGGGCTACATCTACCGCCCGGCGCAGCTGTCGTCCGCCAATCCGACGACTTGGGTCAGCATCAATGCACCAGAGGCATTGTTGTACGCATGCTTGATCCAGGCCTACAGCTACACCAAGGGGCCTGCGGACATGATGCAGTATTTCCGTGCAGCCTACAAAGAGGCCATACAGGGCTTGGGCGCTGAGCAGCAGGGTCGCCGCCGTCGTGATGAATATCGAGATGGTATGCTTCGTATTCCACTTAAGTCGGAGTCACCTGGACCATGATCACACCCCTTGTTCAAGCTTCTATGGGAAGCGTTTTTGTCGAGACAACGCAGGCACGCGGCTGGACAGCCGAAGAGTTGGCCGTCCGTGCTGCTGACAAAATTATCTACATTGGAGACCAGTCGCATCCTGCAGTGCAGGCGCAGGCTCGGGCATTTAAGGAAAACGTCAAACAAGTGGTGGCGTTTTATTTGAAAGAGGCGATTGAGCAGGACAGGGCGACAATTGCAGCCAGGCTTACCCAAGCCGGGCATCCCAACTTGGTTCACTTACTAGGAGAGTAAAAATGGCATTTTCAGGCAACTTTATGTGCACCAGCTTTAAAACAGAGCTGATGCAAGCCGTGCACAACTTCACCGCCGGCACCGGCAATACGTTTAAGCTGGCCCTGTACGACAACAGCGCGTCTTTCACGGCCGCGACTACTGCTTACACTGCCACCAACGAAGTGCCGAACTCTGGCACGTATGCAGCAGGCGGCGGCACGTTGACCAACGTCACGCCCACGTCCAGCGGTACCACCGCATTTACGGACTTTGCTGACCTGTCATTTACCAGCGCAACTATCACCGCTTATGGCGCGTTGATTTACAACGACACGGCGGCAGGCAACCCAACCGTTTGCGTGCTGGATTTTGGTGGTGCAAAGACGTCTACCGTCGGCACTTTTACCATCATCTTCCCAACTGCTGACGCTACAAATGCAATTATCCGAATTGCATAAAAGTTGTAGATGTCCAATGCAGCTGTTGCCTTTGACGGATGGAACGCGTCTGGCGTAGCCTGGGGAGACCAGCCTTGGGGGGAGGGCGCGCTTGATATTGCCGCAACTGGAGCGGTAGGAACAGCCACGACAGATCAAGGCGTCACTGTCAACCTCGTCGGGGTAGAGGCAACCGCTTCCGTTGGACAAGTAACGGTAGATATCGCGGGTTCCATATCCGTGCCTGTTACCGGGGTAACAAGCACGGCGTTTGTCGGTCAGGTAGCAGTAGGGGAAGGGGTTTCTGCAGCGGTTACTGGAATAGCGGGCACCGGGTTTGTCGGTCAGGTGGCGACAGAGGGGACTGCATCCGTTACTGTTACGGGAGTACAAGGAGTTGCTTCCGTCGGCCAAGTTGCAGTGAATACATCGGGCTCCGTATCAGTCCCTGTCACAGGGATAGAGGGTACTGTATTTGTCGGCCAAGTAGCGGTGGAGGAAGGGACCTCCGCAGCTGTCACTGGTGTGGGTGGCACAGCGTCTGTCGGTCAGGTAGCGGTGGAGGGGACGGCATCCGTCGCTGTTACGGGAGTGCAAGGGATTGCCTCCGTTGGCCAAGTCGCGGTAAGCGCCTCCGGCTCCGTATCAGTCGCTGTTATGGGGGTGCAAGGAGTTGCTTCCGTTGGCCAAGTAACAACACAGGGAACGGCATCCGTCGATCTCACAGGTGTGACAGGGGTAGCTCTCCTCGGCCAGGTAGCAGTAGGAGAGAGTGTCGATGTTTCCGTTACGGGAGTGACGGGCACGACATCCGTCGGCCAAGTTGCGGTAGATGCAGCAGCAGTGACGACCGTTACGGGAGTGACGGGCACGACATCCGTTGGTCAAGTAACAACACAGGGAACGGCATCCGTTTCTGTTACGGGGGTGCAAGCAGCAGGCATCGTAGGGGCCCTTGTTTTTGTAGATGTGACGGTGCTTGTAACCGGGGTGCAGGCGATAGGGAGGATTTCAAACGTCCTTGTTTGGGGAGTTGTTAACGACAGCAACACTATTGCATGGCAGCCCGTTAGCGACGAGAATACCGTTACATGGACTGCAGTTTCTACATGAGGAATAATTATGGCAAGTACCTTTTCAGACCTTAAGTTTGAGCTTATTGGCACTGGAGATCAGGCAGGCAACTGGGGCCAGACTACCAATGACAATATCGGCACGGCCATTGAACAGGCAATCACAGGTCTTGGAAATCCTGTTTTTACAACAGATGCAGACCTGACGATCACCCTTACGGACACGGTTGCCCTGCAGACGGCAAGGGCCTTGGTTCTAAACGCCACGTCTACGGGAAGTCTTTCCGCGACCCGCAGCCTGGTGGTTCCAACGATTGAAAAACAGTACATCGTCCAAAACAACACGTCGGGCGGACAAAGCATTGTTGTAAAAACAACCGCAGGGACGGGCATCACGGTCCTTAACGGAAGCAAGATGCACCTGTACGTGGACGGGGTGAACGTAGTGGACGCCGTTTCGCGCTTCAGCGCCCTTACCCTTGCTGCGGCGCTTCCTATTACAAGTGGCGGGACGGGCACTACTACACCAAGTCTTGTCGCTGGCACCAATGTCACTGTTACCGGCACATGGCCAAATCAGACTATTGCTTCAACAGGCGGTGGCGGTGGCGGCGTATCGGCAGCGACGGTATACGGATTAATAACAATTTTCGGAGTTTGATATGGCAGCACCAAATTTAATCGCAGCAACGGCAATCTACGGAAAGACAACAGCGGTGAGTCTAACAACAACCTCCGCAACTTCCGTGTTGAGCAATGCAGCCAGCAGTGGAAAATGCCTAAAGATTAATACTGTTAACGTAGCTAACACTACCGCTAGTACGGCCACCATAACGCTGGTTTGGAATAATGCCGCTAGTTTAGCAGGGACAAGTTTTGCAATTGCAAGTACTGTATCAGTGCCTGCCAACACTACTTTAAACATTATTGATAAAACAAGTCAGTATTATTTGGAAGAAAATCAAAGTCTAGGTGCAACTGCATCGACATCAACAGCGTTAGTTGTTACTTGCAGCTACGAGGATATAAGCTAATGGTTAAACGATACGAAGGCGGTTTGATTTCCGCCACTCCACCAGCCGCAACTGACAATGCTACCAGTGCGGTCTGGGGTATTAGCGAGCAAATCCAGTTAAAACAAGCGGGGAATTGGCCAATACTTGCAGTTCTTCCGCCACCAACAGTTGAGTACCTTGTTGTGGCAGGGGGCGGTGGTGGTGGGGGCTGGTCGGGCGGGGGTGGTGGCGCAGGGGGGTTCCTTACTGCATCAGGGTTTGCAGTTTCCTCTGGTACCGCCATTACAGTGACAGTGGGAGCAGGCGGCACTGGCCAGCCGCCCGGCGTAAATGCTGCTTACACAAACGGTAGTAATTCTGTTTTCAGTAGTATAACTTCTACTGGTGGAGGTCGTGGGGGAAACTTTACCAGTGCCGGATTAAACGGCCAAAATGGCGGCTCGGGAGGCGGGGGTTCATATACTGGTGGCCCAAACCTTATACCGGGTACGGGGACATCGGGCCAAGGTAACGCCGGTGGCGTTGGCAACGCTGGTCCCAGTACTTATAGTGGCGGAGGAGGTGGAGGAGCCTCTGCTGTTGGAGGTGCAGCGGGAGCCGGTGGTGCAGCCGGCTCCACAGCTGGAGCCGGCGGGGCAGGTACTGTATCAAGTATCTCCGGGTCTGCCGTGACATATGCCGGAGGCGGAGGAGGTGGGACTTTTAGCGGTGTAGGGGGTCCAGGAGGAGCTGGTGGTGGTGGAGACGGTGGAACAAGAACCGTCGGAGTACCTACTATCGGCGCTAGTGGTACTGTGAATACAGGAGGTGGAGGTGGAGGTGCAGGAACCACCGGTGGCACCGGCTCGAATCAATTAGGCGGCGGTGCTGGTGGTTCTGGTATTGTGATTATTAGATACTCTACTGCATATATCGCTGCAACCTCCACAACAGGCAGTCCAACAATTACAGTGGCCGGTGGATTTAGGATTTATAAATTTACCGGCTCTGGTTCGATAACATTCTAAGGAAGGCCATGGCACATTTTGCAGAAATAGGGCTAAACAACACCGTGCAACAAGTTATTGTTGTAAACAATAT